CGACACGGCAGGAAGCGTAACAACGACTCTGGTCGCCGCATGATTACAGAAATAACCATTGCCGACTACTCCTGAAGTAGCTCCTGTTATAGTAGACCATGCCATAGCACCGCCGTATTCCGGTGCTAAATTAGTACCTAGAGTTAAAGCTCCCGATATCGACCAATTGCCATCGGACGGAGAATTGACTTGAATAAACGTTCCAGAAATAGTATTGCCGTCAGCAGCGACTATATCATCAAGCTGAGAAATTAGTGTCGAGCCAGTTCCGACATTAAAGCCATAACTTGAGCCGCCGATATCTGTAACGTGGATATGGTTGAAAAAGGAACATGTTGTCGAGGCTGTATCACCAGTAAAAATTCCATAGCCAGCATTTGTAGCACCAATATTAACATGAATATTGTTTCTGCGGTGTTCGTGATCTGTTCCTGTTCCGCCTAGGTGTGCAAGTCCAGCAACAACTAAAGCATCTGCATCATTAACAGTAATGTCATTTTCATAAAATTTGAAAACGCCTGTCGATGACGTATCTATACCAGTTCCCGTAACAAGAGCTGTACCGCTGTTGTTGATAGTAGCGTCCTTTACTAGCCCAAGTTCTATTACACCACCATCTTCTACTTTAAAAGCTCCCTTGTTAGCAGTTCCGCCACAAGCACCAGTATGAGCATAAGACACCTTCCCTAGAATAACCTTCAGCGTGCCAGCAGTGCCAGCACCAGGGTCAGTTATAGCGCCGACAGCAGGTTGAGCAACAGCAACGATATTGGCAGAAGATGTCATTTTTAGATGACACTCTTTAAAAGCACATAAACCTGATGTTCCTTGCACTGTATTTATCGCCGACGTTGCAGCAGTACACTGTATTGTGAAACCCTTATATTGCAATCCAGTATAGATTCCGAAGTCAACGACGTTGGCATCGGCTTGAGTAATAATTACAGAATTTGGCTTGCCTACAGCGATAAGGCTCATATTACTGCAGTCGTTCGTTACTGTCTCTGTATATGTCCCGGGGTGAACAAGTATTGTGCCTCCCGTTGTACAAGCCGTAACAGCAGCTTGTATCGTCAGCTTTGCACTACTATATGTTAGACCATCGGCGGCGTCATTCCCCCATTTTCCGACGAAGCATACTCCGCTACCAGGGCGTTGCGAAACAGCACCTGACGAAACATTAAAGTCATACTGATCGAAAGACGCTACGCCCTTCGTTGTCGTCGTGGCATCAGGGATAGCCGCTGTAATATTATTCCAGCTCGACGAGAAAATATACAAAGTAGTCTCATCAAGAACATAACAGAAACCTCCAGACGAAGGCGTCGTTGATATCCACGTTGCACCGTCATACTGAACAACATCATCACCGATAGCGCCATCCCAATCTGCGTGAACTGGAGTTGATCTGTCAAGAATATATCTTGCTCCAACAATTTCACTAGGAGGGGAAAGTGTTGCATCAGCTATCGAAAGAACATCATCATAAAAGTCAGTTGTCGATGATGATAGTTTTTCCCATTGAGCTGCATTTGCTGTATTATTGCGAAGGATATAAAAATCTTCCGTAGCTTTATTTCTTCCAAGCGTTCCTACCGTATAGCCAAAATCTGTGATCTTAGGAACGCCCTCAAACGGGACAACCCTCATTCCTACAGTTGTCAATTGTCTAGTGATAGCGTCGATTACTTGTGCTGTCATATTATTCTACTCCCAAAAATTTTATGTATAATCACAGTTTCCGTATGATCTTTTATATACAGTTCCCGATGTTCCTGCCGCAGCCCATCCTGACGAATCAACATCGAGATCGGTATTGACATCGACAAGAGTGAATTTTTTAACACCTGTTACTTTTATCTTATACATGATGCTTCCGTATCCATCGCCGTTGGCTTCGGTGGCATCACTACCTATAATCTCAATTCTATCCCCTGTCGAATAATCATGGTCGGTATCTGTCTGAACTTCTGCGATCAGAGCTTTCGATATTGCTGTGATAGTAACTCCGACAGAATTGTCGATGACATGATCTCGTAAGACAAAAGTATTCGTTCCTGTCGTCGCTTGACGAACTCGTACTATATTACCTTTTGCGTCATAGGTTATTTTTAGGAGTTTCCACCCAGCAACATCAAGTGCTATATTAGGTACAGCGGCTCCTATAAAAACGATATTCGGAGTTCCACCGTATGAGTACCAACTACTGTCATCTGACGATAAGAAAGGCATAAGTTGTTGTTGAGCATCTCTCATCTGAAAAGGGTCGTAAGTCATTTATTTTTCTCCGTTAATCTAAAAATAATGATACTGAAATATATATTATGTATGATTCATTTTTAAATGATTGTCAAGATATGATTAATTGTATTTATATGATACCTATGGTATCCCCGGATTTCTATTTATTTTTATTCTAAATTGTGGTATATATAAAAGCAAGAGATAGGGGTCGTACGTCCGAAAAGTGCCTTTCTCTGATATTTGTGCTGTTGGTTAGGGTAGCTCCCGAGTCTCGTCAGTGAGTAGATGAGAGCCTGCAGCATTCTTTTAATCTCTAACTCAAGAGGTCTATAGTATGAAAGTCAAATGTGATTTCTGCTCTAAAGAATTTGATATTTTTCCATATGCTCTGAAAAGGACTAAACTCCATTTCTGCTCTAGAGAATGTTACTCGGAATTCAGACCAAAACCAGCTCTTGTAAAGTGTCTTTTCTGCAAAAAAGAGTTTAAAAAGAATCTCAGTCAAATCGAAATATATAAAAATCATTTCTGCTCTAAAGAATGTCATATCAAGCATTATCATCTACCTAATATCATAGAAGAACGGTTTTTTAAGTACATTGAAAAACAAGAGAACGGATGCTGGATATGGACGGGGCATGTAAAACGAGATGGATATGGAGCAAGCAGACACATTGGTAAATACGTACTATCTCATCGCTTATCATGGATAATTCACAACGGAGAAATTCCAAAAGGAATGTTTATTCTACATAAATGTGACGTTAGGTCATGTGTCAATCCCGAACATTTATTTTTAGGAACTCATCAGGATAATATGGACGACATGATAAATAAAAAAAGAGACAGACATCTAAAAGGAGAAGATAGTGCCTTGTCTAAACTTACTGACGAAAATGTAAGAGAAATAAGATCTCTATACAAATCCGGAAAATTCACACAAGAAGAGTTAGCTAATAAATTCCCTTGTAGCAGAGCCAACATATCTAGCATAATATTGAGAAAGATATGGAGACACTTGGAGGACTGTTAATCCTCCACCTTAAATTAAACTGTGAAGTTGTAACTATAACTTGCAACCCAGTTCCAATCTTCAGCTAAAACCCCAGTAACAAGAAGACGAATGTTGTTTCCAGAAACATCTGCATCAATCGCAGGCACTCCTGTCCCTGAATCATGGACAGAAACAATGCTCGGCACTCCCACTTCAACCGCTCCTGCGCCGACCCTACGAACGGTGTAAGTTATCGTACCTCCGACCGCCGCAGAATAGTCATCGATGATTCCATTTATTTTAGCTTCGATAGTTATACATGAATTCTCTGGTACGGCTATCGTGGAAATCGCTGTAGGTGTCGCGTCAGCCGTAGCCACTATAGTCCTCCCGCCCGATATATCTTTCCATTTATCTGGAGAAGACGAAGGGTCATTTCCCGTATTTGGAGTCGTCTGCGATACATAAACCTTGCCATCATGGACTACCGCCGATCCAAGATAATACTCCTGGAGAGTTCTCCATTCAACAATTCCCATCTGATGAATGTAAGCCAACACTTGAGACAACGTAAAACCTAAACCATTAAAGTCTTGCAGTGCGGGAGCATCATTTGCCGTTACAATTTCCCACCCAAGAAGAAAATCTGAATTCACATTATCGTCGATAGTATCTGATTGAGCAGTGTCTCCAAAAACAGTCCGTTCCGTTCCTGTCGCTGTCGAAGCGAAAGCCGTGAGGTTTCCGGTAAATCTTGCAATTTTAGTCATCTATCAACCTCTTAATATTTTATACACGCAAACAATGCGATATTTTTGACTCGTGTTTCTGCTTGTGCAGTGTTTGCGCTTGTCGTTGCGCCTTCTTTTGCTCCTGATATTGATGCACCTGAACTTAACACCCCGCTTGTAACACCATTAACACCACTCGGAGCATCTTCACCCTGAACGTGCCGTCCTCCACCGAGAACGTCTGTCGTATATCCAGCTTTGCAATAAGCATCAAGTTCCGATGATTGTGCGCCGATTCCAGAATAGTGAGAGTGTTGTTCAAGTGCGTCATCTTGATTCGATCCCATGACACGACCTATATCAACTCCTGCACCGTCGTCCCAACCTCTGGCAAACTGTCCTCTCATGTCGGGAATGTTGAAAGTCAATGCGCCATCGCCAGCACCATATGTTATTCCTATCGCCGCAAAAAGAAC